GTTGCCATCACCATTAAATCTGGCAATCGCAAAAGTACTGCCAGATGCTTTATCAAATGCCGACATCGCCCCATTAGTGCAAAACACCCCACATTCGACATTTGAGGTAGTCCGACCACCATTAGCGAATAAAGTGCCTAGCGAATTGTGCAAGCCATTCACCCCATTTCCACAAGTGATCGCTCCATCGGCAGTGACAATTCCACCATCCGCTGACACGATTCCATGAGCTTGGTTGCCCGAACAGACTCCATTAGGAGTGATTTGCAAATTACCTCCGGTACGGACCCAGATTCCACTAGAACAGTTGCACACATAAACCCGGTTTCCCGATACAATAGCGCCGGGATTCTCTGCTCTAATTCCGTATCCAGCATTAGCAGGGGCCGGCCCACCCCATCCATTAATGGCAATGTCCTCTAAATTGATCGCGGAATTTGCCAGGATACCAATGGCACTCCGATGAATTGCCCTATCACTAAACAAAGCTAATCTACGGAAAGAACCTAAACTAGCGCCTCCTTGAACTCTAATCGCATCAGTCGTCCCAATATTGCCAAAAGTAATTTGCGTAGGGAATCGTTGCAACGTTGCTCCATTTAACCCCCCCGCCAACTGTGCATAGTCTTTTCGATTAGTTAAAGTTACCGAAATCGAATTGGCGGTAATTGGACCAACTACTTTCCAAGCACCGACAAACCAGCTCCAATCTGGAGCAGCACTGCCGGTTCCAATGTTAAGAAAGACGACATCGCCAACCGCGATTCCTGTAGTATCAGCCAAACCGGTGATTGGCATTGTATAGTCACCGGGCGTACCTGTGCGAGTTCCTGGTAAACAAGCCATCGGGGCAGGTAAAGCCGCACCTTGTATGATAATTTGTGATGCTTGCGGATGCGTGATGATGACTGCATTAGCAAAGGTGAACCGATCCGGATCTATGCTAATGGTGGCCGTGACATCATTAGGAATAAAAAAGTCTAACAAATAATCGTGTGCGCTTTGAATGTTGCTAAAGTTGGGAAACACATCGGGGGCACCGTTCCTCACAAACAAATCTAAATCGACAGTCAAAGTTTTCTGGCTAATCGTGATTGAAAAGGGATCGGCGGAATCCTCAATGAGTTCGATTCCCGTTCCGGCAATCGCGCGCTTGAACCGAAACAGGTTTCCGACTCGTTCTTTGTACCAGCCCGGCCCGACAGTTTCCGGGCCAATATTCTCGCAATTGAAATCCGCGCCCACCGTGATCACGGCATTAATCGGGATCGTCGCCGAGATCAGGACCAGCATGGTCGGATAGAGAATCACGGCATTTTGGCCATCATATGGCGGAAAGAAATCGCCGGCCCCGGTGTCCGCGACATAGGAATAGAGGACCTCGGGATCGTTATCTATTTGGCAGTAGAGCCCGAGCTCGCGAAAATTCCAGCCAACCGTCTCGAGCAAATTATTGAAAAGCCCGCGCACCCGCAAAAGGTCGGGATCGGTCCCGCCATCACGTTCAACCGCGGTGATCCCGATCTCGATCTCGGGTGCGGCCAAATCGAGAATATCGCGCGGATCGGCCGGCGCCGCGTTTCCGCTCCCGGCGGCCATTCTGGTAAAGGTAAAGGTGCGGCCGAGCTGGGCCTCTAAAACCGCTTGCTCCCCGAGTCTGGTTAAAATGTGGTTGGCGAAATTCGGCACGTTTAGTTTTTCACCTTCTAATTACTTGCGACGTGCCTCGGCACATCGAAATAGATTTGTTGATAGTGCCAGGTGCCCACGTAAAAGGTTCCCGTAACGTCTAAGAGTTGATCGATCGCATCGAGCCAAGAGCGCAAATTTTTGGTGGCGTATACCGCTCGGGTCAGCCGGGCAATCGAATCAGGCCCGCCCGGCGGCAAGGCCGTCGCCAGGCGAAACCGATAACGCCGGTTGCGCGGCGCCGGCCGCGGATTGTACTCGTACCACATCGAGACGGTGCAATCGCTAAAGATGGTGCGAACGATATCTTTGACCGCCCAAGCTGTACCCTTGTAAATGTGCCATTCGATCGATTTGCGAATCATGTCCCGCTTTTCTTGAATACTCGAGGCGGGCTCATAAAAATCGACGTGCATTTGATGAGCCAAAACGTCGATCAAGGTTTCGTCGGTGATCTCGTCCAGCCGCGGTAAAAGGAGCACGACGGGAATTGCTAGCGTGACCTGGCGGAACTGATCATCGAGACAAGCGGCCAGGGCCTTAATCGTCGGATCATTGGCGATCGATGGCGCCAGTAGGTCAGTAAAGGAAATATCTTCCAGGGCAATCATCGGCGTTTTTCCTCTAGCCCACCAAAGTTGACGGTGACGGTGTCAGCGAAAGCGACCTCGTTATGGATGAGCTCGCCGGATCCGGGTTGACTCACGGCGTCAGGCGGTTCGCGAATAAAGACCCGTTTAGCACCGGCATTCAATAAGCGCCGGTGTAGCTCGCCCGCGATCACGTCGCGGCCAACCTCGCTCCGGGTCCAGAGAATAAAATCGGCCACCGCCTGGTTGACCGCCGCGGTGATGCTCGCCAGAATCGGGGTATCGGTTTCGAGCGCGTACCAATCCAGATCGATATCGTAATTGACCACCGTCGGGGTTTCGCAATAGACCTCGTCAGTTAATGGTACGATCCGTTGATCTTCGTGCGTGAAAAACCTGAGCATATCGGCTAAAAACGCCGCAGTCGGTAGCGTTCCCCCGGTAAGCAAAGGGTACATGTGCACCTCGCCGGCAATGCTCGGATCCGAATAAACGTCAACGTCAATGATCGCCGGCGAATACTGTTTGGCCCACCACTCATAAGCGCCGGCCGGCCCGCAGGTTGAAAGGCTTTCGGGCAATGCCCAGAGCGCATCGCGATACGGGATATCTTCTTGCAGCTCGGCGCCGCCGGCAGTGAGCTCGGTGTTCGCGACTTGAATGGCAAACGGGATAAAGCTTACCAGGCGATTGACCTGGCCGGCAATAAAATCGTTGCCGATCACCCCGTCGACCGTGCACTCGGCCGGCACATCAACGCTGGTTTCACCGATCGGGATAATTCGAACCTCGGTCGTTTGAAAAGTGACCAGGGTCGACGCGCTCGACGCCACCAGGGTACGGAACGGGATCGTGACCGTGACGTTCGTCGCGGCGGCGATACTAAAGCGCAAAGTTGTCAGCGCGCGACTAGGCGGTAACCGATAGCCGCGTTCGCCCCAATTGCCGCCCCAACCGTCCAGGTAAATCCCGCGCATGTACTTGAGGAGATTCATGCGGCCAGTGTCATTAATTGCGGCATTTTGTTGGATCACGATCCCGGCGACATACTCGAGGAACATGCGCCGGGCATCGGGCCGATAGAGCTTTAAGGGCTCGCCAGTATCCTGTAACCAGGCCGCCTCGAAACCACCGATAATCGCGTTAGTGATCGTGGCCGGATCGTACTCAACGAAAACAACGTCGGGAACGAATTGAAAGGGGTCGGCCATTCTCTCTAATTACCGCGCCGCCCTAGTTGGTCAGAAACCGCACGGTAATCGCCGCGACCAGGTTGCCGGTGATCGGATCGGAGATCGGCGGGAAAATGACATCGTCAATTTTTACCCGCGGTTCAAATTCGCCCGTTGCCTCGATGATCTCGGAAATAATCATGTTCATGGCCACCGGGTAAGGCTTATCGACCAGGGTCAAATCGAGTCCGAGATCGCGGTCGAGCATCTGTGAGAATTTCGGGGTCGTGTAGAGCACGACCAGGTTTTGCACAATCTCGGCCTGGCTGCCGGCCGGCACTCCAAAATCTAAGCGCCAGGGTTTGCTCGGATCGTACACCATCGGGCCGTCCCGGGTTTGGATGCTAAACTTGAGGTCGCGCGGCATACTCGAAGAAACTTGCTTTAATGGTGGCGTTTTGGATTTGGCCGCTGGAATCATACCAATGATGGGCAACCCCAAGCTCGGTCAAGACGAACCGCGCTTGGAACCCCGCGATCGGTCGGCCGCCAACGATCAAGGGGTAAGCCACCGCGGCGCCTAGGAGCTCTTCTAAGAGCGCGATCCCGGCCACCGGCGGGGTCGTCCACTCGCTTAAAAACTCCATGGCAAAACTCGCCGTAGCCAGGCCTGGCCCGACGTGCTCGAGGGTCGGCTTAAACAAGTGTATCGGGTGCTCAACGTAGATCTCTGATTGAGAAGATTCAAAGTCGTGCATCAACCCGATTTGCCGAGCGAAAACTAAAGCGCCAAAGGTGCCAAAAATCATAATCTAAGTTCGCCAGTGAAGAAGAAGCAACGTAACGACGATGCCGGCGACGAACGCAATCGCCACGACGAAGTAAAACCGACGCATCGCCGCGGCAATTTTGCGATCCATTAATTCCTCGAGGCTGGCTTGCTGAAGTTTTTGTTCAAATTCGGTGTTATTCATTTCAACTGCTTTACAAAGGATTTTAACGGC